CGCGTGCTCATAGTCGAGCGCGAACGGCAGTTGCGTGGCGGCGGCGACGGCTTGAGCGTCGAGCGTCCAGGCGCGGCCGTCACGGCCTTGCACCTTCGGACCGCGCGGCAGCAATTGCACCCATTCCGGCGCTTGGCCTTGCGCATTCAGCGCCAGCGCCAGGCCGGCGCCGCGGTTTAGCGGCTGGGAGGAAAAGGGGGTTGCGTTGGCCGTCGTCATGGGGGCAAGATGACGGCATGCCCCGTCCCGAAAGGAGGGTGTGAGGTCACAGCCTCCCCCCTTTCCTCGCCTCCGAAGCTTCCGACGGCGACGCCATCCTTCCAGGATCGAATTTGAACCGGAATTGAAACGCCTGGGCGGCATTCTTCGACCGCCGGCTACCATTTTGAGGCCCAAAGCCGATGGCCGCTCCTTGGCCTTCTAAATCGCTCGGGGCCTAGTCCTCGAACTTGTCGAGCGCTTCGAGGTAGAGCGCCCCATTCGAACCGTCGCGGCGCAGCCGGGCGCGCCAGCTCTCGCCCGCCACTTCTCCCTCGATCACGATCGCGTCGCCGTCCGCCGTGGCCTCGCCCGCGTCGATCAGCGGCTGGACGATTGCGTAGGCCTCCGGCGCCGCGCCGATCGCCCGCGCGTCGGCGACCGAAAGCCGGATCGCATGCTGCGCCGCGTCCATCTGCTTGAAGATCTCCGGCGTCAACGCCGCGAAGGGAATGGCGATCTGGCCGCGCGAGACCATCGCCACGTCGAGCGCCTTGGGGTCGAAGGGGATCGTCCCGGAAGCAATACGCTTCATCAGCCAGGAGTCGCCGAGGTCGGCGATCGCCGCCTCTCTCGCGGCGGGCTCCATCGCCTCGACGCGGCCGGTCAGCAGATCGACGGCGTTGCGCTGCCGGGTCATGCCGGGGTTGGTCGCCCAGCCCGGATCGATGCCCACCGGAACCTCCTCGACTTCGCCGGTGCGTTTGTTGAGCACTTCGCGCGTCCCGAAGTCCTCGGGCTCTCCGGGGTCGTCGGCGTCGTAGCCGAGCCGCTCGGCCTCGGCGTCGGCGATCTGGCGCACGCGGCACTGGCAGCCCCAGCCGTTGGGCGGGTAGTGCGTTGACCACCAGGCGTCGTCGACCGGCAGAATCGTGCCGACCCACGCCAGATGCTGTTCGCGCGGGTGCTCGGCGACGGTGTGCAAATACTGGAGATAGGGTAGGAAGCGCTTGGTGCGCTGGATGCGCTCCCATTCGCCCGCCGCATAGGCCGTGTTGACGTTGGCCCAGTAGATCAGCTTGAGCCGCGCCGGCGAGCCCAGTTGCACCGTCTCCAGCGCGCCTTCGGGGTTGGCGACGTTGCCCTTGCCCCACCAGCCCTTGGCTTTCAACGTCGGTTCCAGGCCCTTGCGGAATTCCTCGAAATCCTGCCGCTCGCGGATCGCCTTGGCGAGCGCGCCCTTGACGTCGCCGAGAATGTCGTAGCCAGCGCTCTTGGCCACCGTGAACGCATGCGCGTGCTCGTCGGTGTTGAAATCCTGCCAATGCCACGACGGCTTGACGCCCTTGGCGTCGAAATAGCGTTGCACCTCGGCCGGCGGATGCGCGAACAGATCGCCGGCGTCATGCGCCTGTTCGGCCACCTTACGTTCTTCCCATGCCGACGTCGCCGAGGCCGCGCGCCTTCAGCCCCGCGATCGCCAGCGACTGCGTCAGCTTGTTAACGTCGACCTTGCCGGCGAGCCCGTCGAGCGCCGCCGCGAACTCCTCGTAGGATTTCGACCTCGCCGCCGCCGCGAGGATCTGCGCCACGACAGGATTGACCAAAGGCTCCCAATCCTCGGCCGCCGTTTCGGCGAGCGTCTCGACCTCGTCGCCGGCTTCGCCGACGCCTTCCGCGTTCAAAGCCGTCTTTTGACAGCCGCACGGAAAAGACCCGAGCGCCCGGTTCCAGGCGCGGTCGAGTTGGCTCGGGGTCAAAGGCTTTTGCGGATTGGCGCCCGCCGCCGCGCCGAGCAGCTTCTCCGCCTTGTCGGGTTCGGAGAAGCCGATGCGCTCGCGCGCCTCGCGCATCGAGATCTCCAGGCCGAGCGGCACGAGCGCCGAAAGCGCGTTGACCAGCGCCGCGACGTCCTCGGGCTCGCTGACCGGGAACTTCACCGCCGGGCGCGGCTTGTCGGCGCCGAAATTGACGACGACGAACGGCTCGATCAGATGCCGGTTGATGATCGACGCCATCTGGTCGCCGTCGTCTTCCAGAATGTCGATGCGCACAGCGTTGTGGATCTTGGCCTGCGCCAGCGAGCCGCCTTCGTCCGTCGTCATCGTCTGGCCGAGGATCGCCTTCGACATCTGGGCGTCCATATACTTGCCCATCGACTCGAACGGCTTGTCGGCGTTGGCCTTGCTTTCGATGAACTCGATCTGCATCGTCTCGGGGATGATCGCCGCCGCGTCGACGGCGATCGCCGAAACGGCTTGCAGCAACTTGCGCCGATCGTCCGGCGTCGCGGCCGGATGGTATTTGCCGACCCGGATCGGCATGCCGAACACGTCGAGGAAGGCCATCCAATCCTTGACGGTGTAAGTCTTGAACATCCACGCCCAGGCGGCGAGCCGGGCGAAGCCGCCGCGGATCGGAATGCCGCTCTTCAACTTCGGCGCGTGGACGATCCATTTGCCCGCCGCGAGCCGCTCGCCGTCGATCGTGCCCATCACGTTCAGCCGCACTTCCGAGCGCGACAGGAAATCGAAGGTGAAATATTTCGGGTCGCGCCAGACATAAGCCGGCTGCCACAGCCCGTCCTTTTCGCCCCATATCAGCTCGACGACGCTGAAGCCCTTGCCGTAGGAATCGACGAGGTCGCGCAGCATGGCGCGGAATTCCGGCGTCGAGGTCAGCGCGCGCACCGCGTCGGCGATTTTCTTGTCTTCCGCCGACTCGCTGGCGGGTTCCACCACGGCGGACAAGCGCGCGATCGCCCGCTTCCGCATCGAGAGAACCGCGTAATAGTGCGGGTCGCGCTCCTCCATTTCCTCGGCCAACGCCAGGAAGTAGCGATGGTCGCCGCGGATCGCCTGGTAGAGCACGGTCGACATGCGCTCCGGCGTCAGACCGGCGGCGATCGACTGATCCCAGAAGGCGCGCACGCCGATCAGCTCGGGCCGCGCCAGTTCTTCCGCTTGGGCGGCGCGATCGTTGAGGTCGATCTGCCGCTGCGCATCCGGCGCGCCCGGCTTCTCGACCGCCGACGGCCCATGCATCCCCGTGCGATCTTCCTCGGGGATCAGATCGGCGGGCGTCGAGGTCAGGCCGAACGCGTTGAGCGCGACGCGGAGCAGGCTGGGGCGGTCGGCCATATAAACCTCAGGTGAGCGTGTTGACGTCTTCGTGTCGCGATCGCAGGTAGCGGTCGAACTCGCGCTCCAGCTCCGGCTTGGCGCCGGAGAACTCCAGCACGCCTTGCGTGTTGCGCTTCAGGTCGGCATGCGGATCGAAACCGTGTTTGAGGAACATCCCCCAACGCGTCAGATAGCCGCGATCGTTCTTGCGGCCGTGGAACGGATGTTCGATCGTGCCGTGTACGAAGCCGAGCTTGGTGTTCACCGCCGCCAGCGCCCTGGCCTGCCAGGTCAGCACGGCATGCGAATAGGCGGCGTCGATCGCGCCCGGCAGCGAGCTTGCCGCCTGGCCGACCAAGGCCAAAGCCATGTGATGATCGCCCGAGCCCATGCCGCCGAGTTCGAACAGGCCGCCGATGCGGTCGAGCGCCTTGCGCGTCCAGGCCCAGGCGTAGCCGGAATGGGCGTATTCGTAAGGCCCGCCGTCGAAGGCCCAGAAATCAGGGCCGGTCGCCACGACAGGCTTGCCGGCATGATAGAGCGAGGCGAACGACTTGTGCGTCTGGATATGCTCGTCATGCGGCCCGAGATCATAAGCCGTGTCCCAGGGCTGGACGACGGGATAGAGATCGAGCGCGGCGAGCGTTTCCGTCGCCCAGCCGGGCCGGCGAAAGGTGATGTCGGCGTCGAGCGTGGCGATCTTCTCGGCGCCTTCAGGCAAAGTCTGAATGCCGAGGTTGAGCAGGTTCTCTTTCGTCCACGCCATCGTCGTCGCCCGCACGCCGACATGGCGCAGCCGGGCGTGTTCGAGCCCCGCGAGCGTGAATGGGCGCGACCCGTGGGCGCATTCGACCAGCGTGATTTCAACGTTCGGCTCGTTCAACCAATCGACGATCGCCGCGCGGGCGAGCGCATCGCGCGATTGCCAACGCAAGGGGTTGGCGACGCAGGCGACGACATGCAGGATTTCGTTCATGGCCAGGCTCCATAATCGGCGATGAAATATTGCGGCTCGGCGCCGGCGGCGATCAACCCGCGCTCGAAGGCGCGCAGATAGACCGTCCCTGCCAGTCCCTGGCAATGCAGGCAACGCCATTTCGGCGGTTGCCGTTGCACGCGGGTGAAGAAGTGCTGCCGGCAGGCGTCACGCGCCAGCCTGTTGCGCTCGGCTTCCTGCGGCGTCAGTCGGCCGTCGTCGCTCACCACAAGCCCCTCCGCGACGACGGCGCATCCTCATGCGTAGGCCGCATGCCGTTCGACGAACCCGTCGTCGCGCTCTCGTAATCGTAGGCGATCATCGCCGCGCGCGTCGCGGCGTAGGCGAGCATCAGCGCTACCGCCGAGTCGCCGTGCCGGTCTTTCGACACGCCCGATTTCAGCGCCGGCATGAACGGGATGCCGCCCTTGACCTGCACGAGCCGCAGATCGGACCAGATGTCCGCGTCGGCCGGGATCTCGATGCAATCGTCTTCAAAGGCGGTTTTCAACGGTTGCGCGTTCTCGCGATACCACTCGATCGACAGCATGACCGGCTCGGCGCGCAGCACGCCGAACTTCTGCGCCGCGGCCTCGGCGAGCGCCATGCCGAGCCCGGTGGCGTCGTGTTTGGAGGCGCCGTAGCGCGGCAGCCGGGTCAGGATGTAGTTTTGCACCTGGCGCTGCTGGTCGAACGGAATGCGCCGCATCTCGACCACGAACGGCGTCAGCCGCCGCAAGGTGCGCGAAATCGCCAGCGGCCACAGCACGCTCAAGTCTGAGACGCGGCCATAGTCGGCGCCGAGATAATGCCAGAGGAACGGATCGAGTGTCTGCAACAACGGCAGTAGGAATTGCTCGCACCAGGCCTCGACGTCGGCTTCGCGCAAATGCGCCGGCCAATGCGTGAACTCCGCCGCGCGCGTCAACCGCAGCACCGGAATGCCCGCCCGCGCCCGCGCCTCGATCAGCGGCCCCGGCAACCACGCGCCCGAGCCCTCGCTCGGCACGCAAAACAATTCTTCGTCCGCCGCGTCGCCGTATTCGCGGATGATGCCGGCGCGCCATTCGGCTTCCTTTTCGACGCTCCATGTCTCGCCGGTGCGCAAGCAAACCCGCTGGTAGAGGCCGTCGCGCAACGCATCGTCGAAGTCGAACCGCGCGAAGCCGTAGCCTTTCGAACCGCCGCGCGCCTCCTTGACCAGCGTGTTGTAATAATTTCCCTCGCCGTTGTGGGTCGAAATCACCAGCACCCGGCCGCCCCAGATCAGCAGGGCGAGCGCCGCCTTCATCAACTCTTTCAGATCGTCGTGGAACGCCGCCTCGTCGATGATCACGAAGCCCTGCCGGCCGCGCAAGGATCGCGGCCGCGACGCCAGCGCGACGATCTCGAAGCCGGAAGCAAAGCGGATGCGGAACGCCGAAATCCCCTTGTCCGCGCCGTCGTCAAACAGGAACTCGGTTACACCGCCTTCGACCAGGGCGTCGTCGAACGCCCGCGCCCACATCGCGCAGCAATCGATGAACTCGCGCGCCATGTCGAG